ATCACTAATTTAATCCCTGCATCCCTTGCACGAATCAATTCTTTCCGGAATCTCTCATGCTGCTGGCATACGTTTCCGCATAACTCCTGCAGGTTCTGTTTACGATCAATGATTAAACGGGGATTATCGAGGGACATATAGTCCCCCACAAAAAGTTTACTTGTATAATGATTAATCCCCTTATCATCAAAAGTTTTGAGAATCTTTCTGATTGCTCTTACTTTCTCCCTGCTATCAATCTGAATATCCATACCTTCTGCCTCCTAGATGAATGGCATTTCATCCTCAATTCCCTCCGGAATTGTCATAAATCCATTTCCAACACTTGCTGCCGCTGGATTTGGTTTACCGCTGACTGGCAGAAGTTTTTCTTCTGGAATTGCAGCATCTCTCACCTTATCCTCAGAAACAAACCATCGTAACTCTCGTCTTTTCGTGACCTTACCCATATATTCGTTCTCAACTATACCGAAGACTCCACCAACCTTCTTATTAATAAACTGCATCCCGAAATCATCAACCCACTGGGTAGTGAACCCGGGATTAGAATGCTCTACACAAGTAGTAAACGTCTTAAAAGAACGGTTGCAATTTCCGTCTTTATCCTCAGTCAGGATATACTGTGTAGCTTGATGCGGCCATCTTTTGTCTGGTCGGATATCATCCTTAAAAGCTTTCATAAAATATCCTGGCTGCTTGTCATTTGATGCAAAATCAAAACGCACAATAATCATATCTTTTCCATTTTTTGACTGAGTTTCTTCAACATCTCTAATAATCAAAAAGTGTCCACCAAGCTCTACCGGGGTAAATTCCCCGGATGCCTGTGTATTATCATAATTTGCTGGCTTTCTCATTGCTCTACCTCCTAATATTCTGACAGTGCATCAAGCACTTTTACGATGTCATTTTCAATCTCAAAACTATCAAATGCCCCCATTGGGCTCTTGGCAGTACTATTCTTTGCTTGTGTCTCAAAAACGTAAGAACCATTCACGCACTTAGCAATGAGAACTGTCGTAAACTTACTTTCTAAGACAATCTTGTCCAGTTTCTTTCCGGATGTCTTGATCCTGGTGAACATATAGCCATTTTCATCATGATCTGTCTGTGTATGTGCCGTAAAGATGATTGTTAAATCCTCTCTGTATGTATAGCATTCGCAGATAAAGTCCCACACGCAGGCAGCCAGATCAACCCATTTGTCGTAGCCTTTTTCCTTACTTCGTCTCATTTCGTCTGCCACCATCAAAGCATTAATTGTATCGATTATGATGACTTTAACATCTGGTCGCTCCTTGTCAATCTTCTTTACAACAACTCTTACTACATCCGCATTATCTCCTGCATAATAATTCTTATTTTCATTGCAATACTGCTTCCTCCATCCCTTCCAGGACAGCCCCTTTCTATCTGCATCAATGTAATAGGTTGATGCAGGGTCAAGATTTCTCATGCTTGTTGTTTTTCCTGAACCGGACTCACCGGCAATACAAATAACTTTAGCCATTAGTTCTCCTCTCGTCTAAACTCAATCAAATTCTTTTCGATTGCCTGCAGGATAATCGTGCTGGCAACCTGTCTTATGGACAAATTTGTTTCATTGACTACTTCCGTAAGTGCATTTAATGCTTCGGGAGTCAATTTAATGACTCCCTGTTCGTTCACCTGCTGCTTTCTCGCAGGAATAACAATCTTTTCACTGTTCATTACTTCACATCCTCCTTTATCTAATCTGGATGTTCTGATTCTGCTGCAGATGTGCTCCTTCAATAACTGCACCTGCCTTGATTGCTTTTTTAATCGCTGTTCTATCGGCAACAGGGTCTGAATACTTAAGATATGATTTGTCCACTTTTGACAGATCATCTACTACAACTGACTCTGACTTGCGATATGAAATAAGTACTCGCGCAGTCTTAAATTTTTCTCCACATAAGTTAGCCTGCAAATAATTCTTTAAAGATGCTACTTTATTCTCACAGATTCTTTGTCTTTCTCCTAGCTTGTCCTTCTCTGCCTTGATTGCTGCAGCTTCTGCTGCTAAGTTTTTGATATAAAGAGCAATGCCCTCTACCTTCTCGCCAAACACCATCTGCAATTGATCCAGCTTAACTGTATCGATAATCTCTCCCGTTTCCTCATCTACACACGCCATGATTTCTGCGTTAATCTCGTACAGGTTCATTCTCTGTCCCCTCACTTTCTTCTGTGCTGAATACTTCCTCGCATCCTGCTTTAATTTCGCTACAAATATGTAAAAATTCTTCTGCTTCTTTTTCATTATTTCTTCTCGATGTATCCTCTAAAGCATCTATTGCCTTAGTCTTAAAATAATCTGCAACATCTCTTGCGATGTCTTCATCCGCAATCGTGATAACAATTCTGGGACGATTCCTTCCCGTATAATCATCCTTTGTTGCGTATGTCTCTAATCTTTCATTTCTAAACATTTAATTTTCCTCGCTTTCTATTTTTCCGCATATCTAACAAAATTAATTCTATTAGTGCTGCTCTTCTTTCTAATAAACGTTGTGATGTAGGCTGCAATTTAAGGGCAGTTTCTGTTTGGTTGTACTTGAGCAATACAAAATTAATTATCATGTTTCTCACCTGCCAGTTTTTCAAGATACAAAATGCATTCATTATATGTAGCTTTCTGCTCCTCTGGTGCGTTATTATACATATAAAATTGCTTATCCCATTCTTTTTCCTCAGAGATTTCGCCCTGCATAGCAATTACTTCTATTGAGTAGTTACTATGTCTAAAAATGACACAATTTCCCGCCTGCTGTGCTGCATATACTTTTTCAAGCAAAAACTCAATCTCTTCCAATCCTAAAAACTTGTTTTCTTCTGTGATCATAATTTCTCCTTTTCTTTTCCTCTATCATGAGGTATACTTTAAGTGATTTATTTGCTATGTGCCCATCGGGAGTTGCTACTCCCTCAGGCACATTTTTTTATTTAAGCATTCTTACACGTTTTCCATATCCGCAAGCTTCTGCCACCTGCATCGGGTCATAATCTGGAACATGTTTCCTCATTACTGGGTCTTCCAAATCCTTATGGTACTTATCGTAGTCGATGTACGCATAAAGATTCGTCCCACAACTAATGAGGGCGTATCTCCCATAGCGTTTCTGTTCTTTCTCAATGCCGACCTTCCTGCGGTGGACAGTTCCCAGAGAGACCCCGAAGGTCTCTGCGAGCTGTTTGTTTGTGTAATATGGATGCCCGTGTATGGTTTCAATGATTTTTGTTGTGTCTTCCATGGTGTTCACCTCCTCTCCAACTATTCTTGACTTTTCGTTAATTCTCCAATATTCTTGTTACATAAGCATTACTATGTAAAATACGAAAAAGGAGACATTTATGAACATTGCAGAAAAATTTATTAAAACTAATGGAATCACTTTTGAGGTTGAACGAAACGGTAAAGTTATTTCTGAAATATTAGGGTTACCGAATCATGAGAAAGCAACCTCTAAACCTTATATTGGTGTAATGGAAATTTCTTTCCTCTCTGTTGGTGATTATTTAATTAATCCACACAAACAGCGTTTTCTTGTTAAAGATATTGTTGCAGATTACGCTTTTCAAGAATTACAACAGTATAAAGTCTTTTACTTAACTGAATCTGAAGAACTTGCTGCCAAAAATCAATCGAACGCAACCATTTTTAATATCGAAAATGCCTATAGTTCCGTTATTGGTTCACAGCAAAATGTTACATTTAATTGCAACGATTCTATTCAGAAAGCCAAACAACAAATCGAAGCTATTAATTCTCCAGACAAAGAAGAATTAAAGCAAATTATCTCTTTATTGGAAATGATAATAAACAATCAACTTCCACCGCAAAAGGGATTATTATCTAAATTTTCCTCTGTAATGGAGCGTAACTCCTGGATTACTAGTACTCTAGCATCTACTCTCTTAAGTTGGCTGACAGCTCAAATATAGGTACATTTCTTTTTAAATTTATTGTGAGCTCCGTATCTCCATCGCTGGAGCTCACAATTTTATAAGCATCAATTTCTATACTTTCATTACCTATCGTTAAAAAAATTCTGCTATCAATTTTCTTAATAGAAACGTCTAAGCTATTTGATTGTTGCATCACTTTTTATCCCTCCTATCCTGCTTTCTTCGCTCTACATTATGTTAACTACTCTTGCGTCCTGGTTCTTGTCTACTTTTTGTAGAGTAACATGGTAAAAAAATATAATCTTGAGGCATATTATAAATTCTCGATAACATTTCCATTTCTGGGATTCGTGGAATAATTCTTCCCTTTTCCCAATTAATTATAGTTTGCTTAGAAACACGCATTTGACGAGCTGCTTCTAATTGTGTCATTCCAGCATTTACTCTTGCTGCTGCTAAAGAGATTTGAATTCCAGCCATTTCTTTTCCTCCTTTCAC